GTGTAATGTCATAATAGTGTTGTCAGTATAGGACAACGCTATTTTTATTTAGCGAAAAACAACCGATATAGGTTCGTCTTAACTGACGAGCCTATATTTTTTATTTGGAGGTTATTTATGGTTAAAGACGATAAAAACTTCATTACTATTGGGGTTCGCATAGAAACCGAAACTCATAGTAAATTGAAAGAACTTGCAAAAGCAAAATCAAAAAGTGGAATTAAACACTCACTTAGCGACGTGATTAGACTTGCAATTATCGGTATTCTTAAGCAAGAAACCGAATCAGAATAGGAGGGAAGTATGGATAAAGAGCTTAAACAACTTAAAAGTATAGTTTATGCAGAACTTATTGAAAACCCTCAAGCTTGTAAAAATGATACAGCTTTAATTATTGGAGTTTTCAAACGACTTGGAATTAACACGGCTGAATCTTATGAGAGTCTTGCAAAACGTGGACTCTTAAGGCAAGTAGAAAACGGTAGTATAACACGCTGCCGTAGAAAAATCTTAGAAGAAAACCCTGAAATGAGAGATAAAGAAGTTACAAGTCTTAGAAATGAAAAACAACAAGACTTTATTGATTTCTCAAGAATGTCAGGAATGTAAGGAGAATACAAATGAAAGTTATTGACTTTATTGAAAAATTTACAGGCACAATCGACGTTTATGATAATTATGTTGAAGAATTAAGTATAGCGTATTGTGGCGAAAAACTAACCGAAGTAGGCAAAGAACATTTTGCTAAAGCTTTACAATTACCGATAGACCATTTTGATACTGAAATTTTAGTTATTGCAGTTGATGAAAAAGGACTTAGCGAAAACGAAGTTGAAGAACGTCTTGCATTGGCTAAAGACTTATTTGAGTCTATTGCAGGTGGTTGCTCGGCTAGCGATTGGGATAAATGGTTTAGTGAAGAATAAAAAACAAAAAGCGATAATAGGAGAAAAAATATGAATAATCAATTAAAAAAGAACTCATCTAAAAAGAAATGTGAACTTAGCAAGAATTTACTTACTAAGCGTTGTGTCATCTAGGTGGGTTCTTTTTGATTAAATAAAAAAACAAAAGGAGGAAGTTTATGACTGAACAAACACAAGAAATTATTGCAGAAGATTTACTAACACATTATTCGCTAGAAGAGGCTAAAACATTTCTTAATAACCTAAGCGAAGAGCAGAGAGAAAGTATTTTGTGTAAAATTTGGACTCTCTATCACTACAAGTTTAGTTTAGTAAGGGAGGTTTGATTATGGCACTTGAAAAAATTAAACTAGAACACAATTCTCCTGAGTGGTTGGCTTTTAGAAAATCAGGAATTGGTGGTTCTGACGCTGCTGCAATACTAGGAATTAGTCCTTTTAGAACAAATGTAGAAGTTTGGGAAGAAAAAGTCGGCTTGAAAATTCCTGAAGATATATCAGAGGAGCCGCAAGTAAAATATGGAAAAGAATCTGAAGACTTACTTGTTCAACTGTTTGCTTTAGATTATCCACAATTTGAAGTTAAGACCGATAAAACAACTGTTTATAGAAGAGGTTTTATGTTTGCGTCTTTAGACGGAGAGTTAAAAAATAAAGAAACAGGAGAAGAGGGAATTTATGAGGGAAAAACCTCAGAAATTAAAAATCATCTACTTATGGATAAGTGGAATAAACAAATACCTGATTACTATTACGCTCAGATTCTACACTATATGCTCGTAACTGATAGAAAATTTGCTTATTGTAAAGGACAACTTAAAACTAAAGGTTCTAACGGAGAACTAGAAATAATTACAAGACACTATCCGTTCTACCGAAAAGACCTGTTACAAGACTTGAAATACTTATACTTGAAAGAAAAAGAATTTTGGGGATATGTTGAAAGAAAAGAAAGACCACCTCTTATATTGCCAAAATTTGAAAGAAACACATTTTAACAAAATTAAATTTGGAGGATAAAAAATTATGTCAAATGAATTAACACTTATTTTGAAAACACCTGTAGAGGAACTTGTCCCTAAAATGCTTGCTTGGAATAATAGTGAGCTACTTGCTAGAGTCGAAGAAACTCTTAAACAATATGAGGGCGTTACTTATGATGATGAAAGTATTGACCTTGCTAAAAAAGATAGAGCTCAATTAAACGCTTTTAGTAAAGCTTTAAATGATGAGCGTATTAGAATTGGAAAGATTTACAACTCTCCATACGATAAATTCAAATCAGAGGTTGATGAGGTTATACATAAAGTTAAAGAAGTTTCTGACCGAATCAATATTCAGGTAAACGATTATGAATTAAGAAAGCAAGAACAAAAACAAAACAGTATTATTGAGTATTATAAAGAAGTTGTGGGCGAGTTCTCAGGACTTATCCCTTATGAAAGAATACACCAGGCTAAGTGGTTAAATGTTTCAACTTCAATGAAATCAATTAAAACCGAAATTGATAACGTTATCGCAAATGCAAGAACTGCTATTGTGGCAATAGAGGGACTTAAGTCAGAAGATGAATCAATCTTAAAAGCTTTCTATTTTAGAACATTAAATCTCCCTGAGGCACTTATGGAAAACGAGAGATTAAAACAAGAAAGACAAAAAATAGCAGAAATCGCAGCAAAACAAGTCGTTCCTGAGGCTGAAGAAGTAAAACCTAAGGAAATATCTGAAACACTACAAGAAGAGGTTAAAATTGTCAAATTTCAGGTTGAGGGAAGTATTGCTCAATTAAAATTATTACAACAATTCTTAAGAGATAATAAAATAAAATTTACAGCCATTAAGGAGGATAAGTAGATATGGCAAATGCAATCGCAACAACAAATCAAAGAAGTTTATCAAATGAGAAACCTAAATTCTCAGCATTTATGAGCCAAGAGGCTATAAAAAAATTAGTGCAACAAGCTGTAGGTCAAAACGCTCAAAGTTTTACAACAGCTATAATTTCTGCAGTAAGCAACAACCCTGCTCTTCAGGAATGTAACCCTACAACAATCTTGTCTGCGGCATTACAAGGCGAGGCTCTTAAATTAAGTCCTAGCCCACAATTAGGTCAATATTATTTTCTACCTTTTAACAAGAAAGATAAACAAGGAAACATTATTGCAGTCAACGCTCAATTTATTTTAGGTGCAAAAGGTTATAAACAGCTAGCTATGCGTTCAGGACAATATGCAGATATTGACGTTATTGAAATTAAACAAGGCGAATATAAGGGCAGAGATAAAGCTACAGGAAAACAATTATTTGAGTTTATTGAAGATGACGACCAAAGAGAGAATCTTCCTACTATTGGATATATGGCTTACTTTGAATTACTTAACGGCTTTAAGAAAACTGTGTATTGGACTAAAACGAAAATGATAAAACACGCAGATACCTATTCTCAAGCTTTTAGTGCTGAAAAATACGACGATTATATCAATGGTAAAATACCGCAAAAAGAATTATATAAATACAGCTCATTTTGGTATAAAAACTTTGACGAAATGGCTTTTAAAACTTTAATCAGACACTTAATCTCTCAATGGGGAGTTATGAGTATTGATATGCAAAAAGCTTTTGAAATGGATAATTCGGTTATCAATGAAAACGGAGAGGCAATCAACGTTGAGTTTGAAGAAGATAATACTGTTTCTCCTAACGAAACTATAGAGCCTGTAGTTACAAACGTTACACCTGAAGAAAGTGAAGAATTTGATTTCTTTGCTGACGAAAATAAGGAGTAATAATGAAGTTTGAGGTTGTAGATTCTCCTGTTGGGAAAAAAAGACCTAAATTTTCAACAATTCACGGCTACGCACAAGCTGTTAAAGCTAAAGAAGATGTTATATATGAAAATTTGGTAAAAGTTTCTTTTCAGCAGGCTAAAACGGTAGATTATGATTTATTTAACAAACCGATAAAAATGAAAATTACTGCTTTCTTTGCGGTATTAAAGTCTTTCTCTAAAAAGAAAATCGAACAGGCGTTACAGGGCACAATATTCCCTGTAACAAAGCCTGACGTAGATAATATAGCAAAAATTATTTGCGACGCTTTAAATGACGTTGCATACAAAGATGATACTCAAATAGTTGAGCTAACAATAGTTAAGAAATATGCAATGGAACCAAAAGTAGAAATTACTCTTGAAGAGTATTTGTAGGAGGTAACTAATGTCAAATGAGTATTTCCCACACGATTACGGTGCGAGGTTGAGTTTAAGAGGAGTCCGAAAAGACTTTGGGTTAGAGGGTGTTGGTGTTTATTGGTGTATTGTTGAGATATTGCACGAAGAGGGTGGATATATCAAAGAAAACGATATAGACAATATAGCTTTTGATTTACAAGCAAAACCTGAAATGTGTCAGGCAATTATTAACAACTATGACCTATTTGTCAATAAGAAAGGAAAAATTTATTCGGAACGTGTCCTTAAGAACATAAAGAAAAGGGAGGAAATTACTATAGCTCGTAAAAAAGCAGCAGAAGAACGTTGGAAAACAAGAAGTTCTGATACTCCTGAAAGTGAAACTCCACAGCCGTGTTTACCCATAAACAGGGACGATAAAGGTTCTGAAGAATCTGATACTGATGATAAATTCGCAGAAAAGGTGCAGTGGTTTAGAGATATATTAAAACAAAAATGCCAGGAAATAGCGGATAGTTATAATAATGCTTTTGAGTTGCTTGGCGACCCTTGTTTTAGCCTTGAGGAATATCTAAACAATGTTATTGATGAAATAGCTAATAAACGAACTTTAACTATCAATCATAGAAATATTGATACTATTGATTTTCTACAACAACTCGTTTATTTCTTTAAAGATAAAGAAACTATGAACGATTTGTATAATGTAATTATGGAAGTTCAAGAAAAAGCTAAAAAGGGCGAAGTGAAAAATAAACAAAATTATTTAATATCAACCATTTGGAATCAAGGAAAGATGACTTTTAATGGTTAGACGGAGGAAATATGAAAAACAACAATAACAAAATAAATTTAGCAGGAACTGTAGTATCAGAACCTACAACTTATAATTGCTGCGGCGAGAACTTTTATTCTTTCTTGCTATCGGTAAAACGTAACAGTGGAAAGGAAGATATAATTCCTGTAAACATTTCACAATTATTACAGGAAAAAATTACACCAGGAGAAAAGATTGCTATTAAGGGTCAGGTCAGAACATATAACAGGGTTATAGACAATAAAAACAGACTTATTATTACAGTATTTGCTCAAGAAGTTTTGAGTTACGCTGAAGATATTAACAGTGTTGAGATTACAGGGTCTTTTTGTAAGGCTCCTAAATATAGAACTACACCACTAGGACGTGATATTTGCGATATTCATCTAGCTGTAAATAGAGAACGTGGAAAGTCAGATTATATTCCTTGTATTGTTTGGGGTAGAACAGCTGCTCATATAGGTCAACTTAATGTAGGAAAAAAAGTATCTATCCAGGGCAGACTTCAAAGCCGTGAATATGATAAGAAATTAACTGATGACGTTGTTTTAAAGGGTGTAGCCTACGAGGTTTCAGTAAATAGAATTTATGACGCTGACGAAATTAAAGAAGTAGTTGTATGAGTGGAAGTTTATATTTTAAGGATATTAAATTACCTCATAGAGCAAACCACTATTTTCATTTAATACACGAGTCAAAACTTGGAAAATTGTATTATATTCACACCTCAGGCGTTGTTTGTGTTAGGTACAAAAACGGAAAAGAAAGAAAACTTGAGGGCTTTATAAAAGATGATGATTTATATGTAAAAATTGAAAATAAGGCTGTAAAGGTTAAATCTTTAGTTGCTAGAGAAATGTGTCCCAAATACAATTCTCAGCAATACAGTGTAATTTTAAAAGACGGTAACCCTAAAAATTGTGATTGGTATAACATAGAAATATTTACAAAGCAAGAATTAGGAAAGAAAACAGGTATTTTAGCAGGAAAAAATAAAAAGGTTTCCATAAACGGTAAAGTGTATGAGTCTGTTAGGGCTGCAGCAAAAGAATTGTTTGTAAGTTATCAGACGTTATTAGATTATTTATCAGGCAAAGTAAATAAAAGTGTTATACCTAAAAATATAAAAATTAAATATTGTGAGGATAAAAATTATGAATCAAATTAGAATAAATGAAATCGTTTTTAAAAGAATTATGGACGCTGTTAAATGTAGCGTAGCACGTGATGAGTCAAGACCTATTTTAAAATTTATCAAAATAAAAGTTACAGGGAATAAGCTTGTTGCTTACTCCCTTGACGGATATAGGGCTAGCAGAGTTACGGTTTCTCTAGGAGAAAATGTTGATTGCGACTTGTTTGAGGGATATATTAAACCTATTCAAATTAAAGTAAGCAAAAATGGCATTAACGACGTTGTTTTATGTGCTGATGAAATTCAGACTACTGTTCAGGTTAAAACCGAATACGGACTCCTTTCTTATGTGTTCGACAAACCTGCAGGAGATTATGTTGACGCCGATAAGATATATGACGGCGATAGAGAACACGATAGAGAGTTTGCAGTAAATGCTAGATATGTTGTTGAGGCTATGAAAGTAATTGAAAAGACCTCTTTAAATAAAAATAATATGGCAATTATTGAGTGCAAAGAAGACCCAATTAAGCCTATTATAATTCGTTCTAAAGAATCGGACTTTTTAAACGAACAACTTATTTTACCTATTAGAATTTTTAAGGAGGAAGAATAAAGATGACTAATAAAGAATTTGAGGCAAAGTGTATTGAAATTGTAAAAAATTACGCTAATGAGCATTTAGATATTAGTGATAATAAACAAATAACTGAAGAAGACGTCTATATTGTTTGGCAGTGCAAAACTCTTCAAAATAATAAAGCTTTGGTTAGTACTAATCTGCACGACGGTATGTATTATGAAATTACTCTTAATGGAGATAAGCAAGAGATTTATCTTGACGCTTATAAAAAATTTGAAAACAGGTGTATCAGATTTTAAGGAGGCTTTATGACATTAGATGAAGCAAGGAAACACATAGGCAGCATAGTTAAATATATTCCTTTTAAGGGCTGTGATGAATCTCAATGTGAGTATGGAGAAATAACTAGCGTAAACGATAAATATGTGTTTGTTAGATATGGAAGAGAAATTAACAGTAAAGCAACACGACCTGAAGACCTGAAATTATCTTAATTTATAAGGAGATAGTATGAACGCTATTTTAATCAGTATTCAGCCTCAATGGGTTGAGAAAATACTCAATGGCGAAAAGACTATTGAGATTAGAAAAACAATACCAAAATGTAAATTACCTTGCAAAGTTTATATTTATTGCACTAAGAACGAAAGAAAATATTTTAACAGTATTAAGTGTTGTGAAAGTGTCTTAATAGATAGTTTTAGTTTAGGTAAAGTGGTCGCAGAGTTTACTCTTAAAAACATAGTTAAGTTTGATATTGAAAGCATTATATTTATGGGAAAACATAAAGAGCTTATGCAAAAGTCGTGTCTTGGAGGTTTGAGCTTAAGAAAATACTTAGGCAATAAGACAGGTTATTCTTGGGGTATTGATAAGTTAAAAATCTATAAAAAGCCAAAAGCTTTAAGTGAGTTCTATACAATTAAAAAATGTAATTCTTGTAAAATAAGTGGTTATGAGAGTTCTGCTTGCAGATTTGACGAGGACTGTAGAGTCCCTGTTCAAATTGTTAAGCCGCCACAAAGTTGGTGTTATGTAAATGATTTGGAGGAAAACTATGAGTTGTAATGAAACAAAATTTGTAATTAGAGGTTTCTTTGTTCAGAAAAAATATAAGTATTCAGACTTCTTGGTTGCTATGTATAAAAAATATAAGAAGTTTTTAGTAAAACCAACAGAGATAGAAAGGGAAGACGGAAAGATTACACATATCTATTGGGACGAAGACAAGGCTGTTTCTTTAAGAAAAAGGATAGAGGCGGCAATTAAGTATGAACAAGCTACAGGTAAAGCAGGAGATATTGAGGTGCCTTACGTTCTTAATTATGATTATGACACAAAGGTATGTACTGTTGACTGTTTATTAGACTATGAATATGGTGCTGCTAGGCTTTATGGAAGTGTCGTAAATGCAAAATTTATCAACAAAGTTGTTGAGGATATGAAAGATAAATTTGATATTCCGATAGAGCAAATATGTGTTGGTGTTGACACTTATTATAATGGCGTAGATGAATTAGTTAGCATAGCAGACGATAAAGCTATTTTGGGAGGAATCAAAGTTGAAAATAAGTGATTGTATAAATTGTCCTTTTTCAAAAGAGAAAAGGTGGCACTCAACATATAAGCCTGCAGGCTATCATACAATAGGAATTTCACACAGGTATCATTACTGCGAGAAATTTCAGATAAGGTGTTTGCAGGTTAAAAAATGTAGTCTATCAGGAGGCGTGTGTAATGAAAAAATACAAAAGGCTAACCTTTAGAGAGAAAGATTGGGTGGGTGTTATTGACGAAACGGACGGAGTTGTGTCAACTAACTCTCAAGCTGTACACCGACTAGCAAACCTTGAGGACGATATAGAACAAGGAAAACTATCGTATCAACAAGACAATCTTGCAAAAATAAAGAAACTAGAATCTGAAGTTCAGCAAGTTACAAGCAAGTTAAATTTAGAAATTAAACTTAGTAATGGCTTAATGAAAATTAACCACAAACAAAGGCTAAAAATAGAACAATTACAAAAACAGCTCGACTGTACTAATGCTAATTATAACGTATTAAATAAGAAGTATTTAGACGAGAAAAGCAAGTTAAAAATATCTAAATTTGATTCAGTGGCAAGTCTTGAAAAAGCTTATCAGGAACTTGAAAAAGAGTTTACCTTAAGAAATATTAAGCTAGCTCTTTATGAAAAGGCTAAAGACAGTGATTCAATACTGCAAATGTGTGCTACTGAAATTGCAGAGAGAGATAGACAAATAGCAGAGCTAGAGGAATCAAATAAACAACTTGTTAGAAATAACACTCAGACAACGCAAAAATTTGTTTCTGAGCACAATAAAGCTGTAAAACTAAAACAAAAGATTAAAGAAATAACAGGGGAGGAATATTAGATAATGATTAAATGTAAAGATTGTGAACATTGTGTATTTAATGAATCTAAAAATGGTAGAAGTATATATTTCTGCAGACACGCTAAAAGCCCTAGTGTTTTAGCAAGGACAGCAGGTCAAACTGAAATATGTAGAACCGAAAGACGCTCAACTGAATTTACAATAAAAAAGACGCCTAAATGGTGTCCTTTAAATATAGAAAAAGAAGAACAGGAGGGCAAAAGATGAATAGTTATAAATTAAGTTACAATGTTTCCAAAAAAAGAATTAACGACCTGATTCATAAGGGCTTAGAATATGAAAAAGAACATAATATTGCTCAGCCTGAAAAGGAAACAATTAGAACTCTAAAAGATTACCAAATTAAAGTGCTAGAAAGAGCTCTTGAGCTAGCTTGTAGTAATAGTAATTTTCAACAAACCTGTGATTTTTGCGAATATAGGGAATACAGCGGAAGTGGAGATTGTCCTTGTTATTGTGAAACTGAGCAAGGTTTTGAGGAAAGGCAGGCAATAAATTATTTTAAACAACAGGCAGAGCGGGAGGTTAAAAATGAAACTACCAAATGACATAATTAAAAGCACTGATTTAGAGAAAGCAAAAGATAGAATTATACACGAATTTGAGTGTATTGACGGTAAGTTTGTTCATCATTATGTTTTGGGTGGCGAACATATATTAACAAATCAGGAAATAGTTGACTGTCTTAACGGTCTTGCAACTATTGACTGCGACTTACAAACAGCGTATGCCTACATAAAAGGTCAGGAGCAAAGTAAAAAATTGTTAAAACACCAAATAGCAGTTTTAGAAAATGCTTTAAAGTTGGCTTGTGAAACATTTTGCTCTGGTTCACACCCTGAAATGCGGTTAGAAGTTGAAAACTTTGCACTAATAAGCGGCGTTGAAAAATATTTCAAATCTCAAGCAGAAAAAGAGGCGGAAAACCTATGAAAATATATGTAGATGAATTTCCTAGAAACTGTGCTTTTTGTCCTCTTTGTAATGCAGATTATAAGGGAGAGCTTTATTGTAAGCAGCTTGACGCAATGCTAAAAGAAGACAACGTTATAACTGATTATAAAGAAAGAAAAAAGAACTGT